GCCTTGTACTCTAAATCCAGAAATGCTTAAAGCAAATGGCGTTAAAACAGAAATCAACTACTCATCTAATTCAATGGAGGCATTTCCAGTTTGGTCGTTAGATAAAAACGCATGGAGGTCTTTTAGGTTAGATACAGTTGAAGGCTGGGAGGTACTCTAATGCAAGAATTTCTATGGGTTGAAAAATATAGACCAAAGAAAGTACAGGATTGTATTCTGTCAACAGACCTTAAAAGGGTTTTCGAAAACATTCTAAAAAAAGGTGAACTTCAAAATATGATGTTTACAGGTACAGCAGGTACAGGTAAAACAACAGTTGCAAGAGCCTTATGTAATGAACTTGATTTAGATTACATTATTATAAATGGTTCTGAAGAGTCAGGTATCGATACACTTAGAAACAAAATCAAACAATTCGCTTCGTCAGTTTCCTTATCAGGCGGCTACAAAGTCGTCATTCTAGACGAAGCGGATTACCTTAATCCGCAATCCACACAACCAGCTTTGCGTGGGTTTATTGAAGAGTTTAGTAATAATTGTAGGTTTATTCTTACATGTAACTTTAAGAATCGAATCATAGAACCATTACATTCTAGAACAAGTGTAATTGAATTTGCTATGCCAAAGAAAGAAAGAGATGCTTTGGCTGGTCAATTTATGCAAATGATTCAACAAATACTTGCAGTTGAAAGTATTAATTCAGACCCAGCAGTTCTTGCTGAATTGATTATTAAATACTTTCCAGACTTTCGTAGAACACTAAATGAATTACAAAGATATTCTAACTTTGGTAAAATCGATAGTGGAATATTAGTTAACGTAAGTGATGTAAGTTTTGATAGTCTTATGCAAGCTCTTAAAATAAAAGACTTTAAGAAAATGAGACAATGGGTTGCTGATAATATCGATACAGAACCAGCAGCAATGTTTCGTAAGTTATATGATAATATGAATGATTTTGTAGAGCCACAATCAATACCACAACTTGTTTTGATTCTGGCTGATTATCAATATAAAAATAGTTTTGTTGCAGACCATGAATTGAATATGGTTGCATGTTTAACTGAAGTAATGGCAGGAGTAAAATTTAAATGAAGACATTTAACAACATACCATTTGGTGGTAAAATAATAGAAGAAGAAACAACACCAAATAACTGGGACATCGTAACAGTTCACTATGAAGGATTTGAAGAAAAGAAGTATAGAGCTGTAAAGTATAATGCTCAAAAGGTTATCATATCTGAAAGAACCTTTAATACAAAAGAAATGGCAGAAGCTTATATTGCACAACAATCATGAATCCTTTTGAATATTTAAAAGCAATCAACGAAACCAAAAAGGATATAATGGTTGATGATGTTGCAGAGAAACAATACAATCCGTTTATAATTAATCGTGGATTATCTTTCTTTAAAGATACAATATTGTACGCAAATGAAATGAATCGACATCACCACCTAGACCATCGTGTTCAATTTGATTTTTTTATAAATATAATAAGAAAGAAGAAAAGATGGTCGAAATGGATTAAGACAAGTGAAGTCGACAATCTTGAACTCATCAAAGAGTATTATGGGTATAGTAATGAAAAGGCTAAATCTGTATTATCATTATTGAGTAATGAACAAATTGAACAATTGAAACAAAGGATTTATAAAGGTGGAAAACGATAACATACAAATAACAGATTGGACTCCAAGCAGTATGCTTGAAGTTACTCTTAACGAACCAGATGATTTCTTAAAAATAAGAGAAACATTAACGAGAATCGGCGTAGCTTCTCGTAAAGACCAAAAACTATACCAGTCTTGTCATATATTACATAAGCAAGGCAGATACTTTATTACGCATTTCAAAGAGCTCTTTTTATTAGATGGAAAGCCATCTAATTTATTAGAAAACGATGTACAACGTAGAAATACAATAGCAACTTTACTAGCAGATTGGGGACTCGTAACAATAGTCAATCCTAGTCTTGCAAAAGAGATTGCTCCTTTAAGACAAATTAAGGTGATTCCCTTTAAGGAAAAATCTCAGTGGGAGCTCTGTCCAAAATATAATATAGGAAACACTCAAAAGCAGGAATGACAGGAAAAGAACAAACTAAAACACTTAAAAGATTAAACTTAATACCAAGAAACAGAATGATAGACGAGCAAATAACATTACTTAAGTATATGTACATATTTGTGTCAGGAATTATTTTAGGTATTATCACACAAATTATTTAAACTAGCTATTAAGCTATTATAAATATAATTGAAGAATGCGGTATTGGACCGGTTCTCAACAACCTTGCTATTATATAGGAGGAACTAAAAATGGTAAGAAATACTTTGAACGTACCACGTTCGCTTTTTGTTGGATTTGATACTTTATTTGAAGACCTGGAAAGGATTCATCAAAGTGCCAGGTCTGGAAACGACAACTATCCACCACACAATGTTGTGAAAATCGATGATGAAAAATTTCTCATCGAGCTTGCGGTTGCAGGATTTAAGGAAGATGATATAAGCATTGAACTTAAAGATGGCATACTAAAAGTCAAAGGTGAGGTGGAACCAATCGAGCGTGAATATGCTTATAAAGGTATATCGTCCCGCAAATTTGAGAAGTCCTTCCGACTCTCTGAATTTGTCGTAATAGACGGTGCTGATTTGAAGGATGGAATACTCGTAGTGTATGCTAGAGTAGAACTTCCAGAAGAGAAGCGTCCTAGGAAGATTCAATTAGGGTCTGCTGGGGCATCAAAGAAGAAAGAATATCTCATTGAATAGAGATAAACTGGCGAGCAGCGACACTCAGTAGATAAGTTATAACTATTTACTGGAGAACAACATGAAGCATTTAATCCACTTATTGGACAAAAATGATGACGTTGCCGAGGCCTTAAAAACTGCTACATTTAGCATCATTGTTACAATGTTAATCTTAGGATTAGCACCAGCAATAATGATAGCTCAAGCATCCAGTTTTTAGGTTTCATTGACAATCATGCGGGGGTAAGAAATTACCCCCAACCTTTTGAAAATAACGGTGTACATTCACCGTAAACTATGGTATAATATACATTATGTTACAATTCTACACTAACGTTTCTCGTTACGGCAATCAAATTCTACTCAGAGGATATGACCACGGAAGACGTATCGAAAAACGAATCAAATACGAACCAATACTTTTTACATCAACTAATCTTCCAACAAAATGGAAAGCACTTGATAGCGCACCTGTGGGTGTAGCAAATGCTGGTAAAAGATTTGAATCAATGAGAGCAGCCAATGAATACGTAAATGCAAACAAAGGCGTATCAGGCAAAAAGATTTATGGTAATACAAAATACATTCCAGCATTTATAAACGATTACTATCCTGGTGATATTGAATTCAATCGAAATAAAATTAATGTATGTACAATTGATATTGAGGTTGCATCTGATGATGGATTTCCAGAGCCAGAAAAAGCAGACCATAAGATTACAGCAATTTGTATGAAAAGCAATATTGGTGGAACTTATTACGTGTGGGGTTTAGGTGATTATGATTCTGAAAAATCTCTTATGAAAGACCACATGGTAGTATATCGTAAGTTTGACCGTGAAGATGATTTGCTTATAAACTTCATTACACATTGGTCTTCTCAACAACACAGTCCTGATGTTGTAACTGGTTGGAACTCAAGATTCTTTGATATTCCATATCTAGTAAATCGTATCAATCGTATGCTTGGTGAAACCTATGTAAAAAGACTCAGTCCGTGGGGATTAGTTGATAGACAAGAAATTACTAAGATGGGTAGAACTCAAACAGCATACGAACTTAAAGGTATATCACAACTTGATTACCTTGACCTATTTAAAAAGTTTGGTTACTCTTATGGTCCGCAAGAATCATATAAACTTGACCATATTGCACATGTCGTATTAGGAGAAAAGAAACTATCCTATGAAGAGTATTCGAACCTACATACACTATATAAACACAATCATCAAAAGTTTATTGATTATAATATTAAAGACGTAGAGTTGGTTGACCGTATCGAAGACAAACTCGGTTTGATTACTTTATGTATGACAATGGCTTATAAAGGTGGTGTAAACTATAATGACACATTTGGTACTACAATGATATGGGACACAATCATATATCGTAGACTATATGCAAACAATATTGTAGTTCCTTTCGTAGAAGATAAAGTAAAAACGAACTATCCAGGTGGCTTTGTAAAAGAACCACAGGTAGGAATACATGATAATGTCGTATCGTTTGACTTAAACTCTCTTTATCCTTCTATCATTATGCAATATAATATGTCACCTGAAACAATATCAGAAGGTGAGATTACACAATTCGATATCGAAAATGTTCTAACTAAATCCGTAAGACCTGATAATCGTGGCAAAGCTCTTGCCGCGAACGGGCAGTATTTTCGAACTGATAAGCCTGGCATTATTCCATTCATTATTGATGAGATGTATAAAGAACGTGTTGGCATAAAACAAGAAATGATTACTGCACAAAAAGAATTGCAAAAGGTAGATAAAAATGACAAACAAGAAATGTATCGTATTGAAAGAGATATCGCAATTGCCGAGAATAGACAAATGGCTATTAAGATTCTTCTTAACAGTTTGTATGGTGCTCTTGGTAATCGCTATTTTAGATTCTTCGACCAAAGAATTGCAGAAGCAATCACCCTTACAGGACAACTTACAATTCGATG